ATTGTATAAAGGATATCTACCGTTAACAGATAGTACCTTGTAGTAATCTTCAGGTAATGTTATAATCTGGTTTGCTCCTGCTGCTGTAAAGGTTTCAGAATGCATCTTAATTGTTGGGCCACTGCCTCCACTACCCGCCTGTGAAGGAATAGACAACCGTGCAGCCGTATCTCCACTATACCCGATAGTAACACTTGTGGGGTCTGAACCACCACCAATAAGTCTTAATCTTGTTTTGGTAACGATTCTGTCAGTTGAAGCGATAGTCTGCCCGTCAATGTAAATATTAAAAGCGGGTAGTGCCGCTTCGGTTTCAGTAAGCACAATAGAGTCCGCAGTAGTTCCTAAAAGGGTTTCCGTTCCTCCTGTAGTACGTTTATAAATCTCATTGTATAATCGTACTTCCCTTGAACCACCTGTTTTATAAGCATTGATCTTAAAGAGCCATACCCCACTAGGGATAAACGTTGCTCCCGGTAATCCTACATCGGTAATCCAAGATTGAATAATCTCTCCTTCAACGATCGTAGTTCCAGTAACAAAAGCCTCTGTTAATAGTTGTGCTGGGTTATCCATTACTTTATAACCCGCTATACTTGGATCGGCTTCATCTTCAAGGAAAAAGATCGCTTCTCCAGATTCTGAACTTGTGCCTGTAACTTCTACATTCCCATTAACATCAGGGAGTTCTCCATTTACACTCTTTACAGGGGCGTAGGTTAAAGCATCTGTAATGGCTTGGGCTGTTAAAGCAACTACTTCCGCAGAAGTCAAAGAAGTATAATCTTCCATTGTTCCGGCTATTGTGCCGTTGTAGAAATAATACCCTTTTCCGGCTGTTCCGGTATCGGCTGAGGCATCTAATACCTCGTAAATGAAGTCCTCTTGTTGTGCGTTTTGAGCGGATAATAATGCGGGAATATCGGTGTAGGTGGCATCTACTACATTTCTTAAACTATCCGCATAATCTTTGGCGGCTTGCAAAGTAATCGCATCTTTAGAATCTACTGAAACAATAGTAGCTAAGGCGCTTAAATCCTGATCTCCTGTATTTGTTCCTGAGAGGTTGGTTATCGGTGCAGGTTTACTTGTGATCGATCCCCAGTCAATAGATGCTACTGCAGCAGGGTTTATCTCGTTGTAACTTGCCTCTAGTGATCTGTTATTACCGTCATAAAGGAAATGGGTTAAGGTAGTATCTCCGTTAACATCCGGCACGCTTTCAATAATGATAACATCCCCAATATCAAAAACATAATTGTTTACATTGGTAATAAAAGCCGCTAAAGTGTTTTCAGTTGGCTTTATAACATCGGTTATGGAATATTTAGGGATTTGACTTAAAACAAGTTTCCCTGTGGCAGGGTCTAAATCTGCTTTATCGTTCAGTCCTAACTGAAAGTTTTCAAGATTGGTTTTTTGAGTGGTGGTAAAACGCTCAACGGTGGTTAAACCCTCATAAGCGGCTGCTATTTCCTCCGGGGTACGTTCCTTGAAATAAACCTTGCCCTCTAAATCCGTTGTAAGGCTTTGCCCTGCGTTGGGGCTTAAACCCACCCATCCCGCAGCGTTATCAATTAAAGTTTTTAAGGCTTCAAATTTCTCAATTACCTTAGCGTTGTATAAGTCAAATGTTTCTTTTAATGCCATTAGAATGAAGTTCCGGTTTCTAGTGCTGCTGCTAAATCTGTATCTCTAAGGTTTTTAACCTCCAATTCCTTTGCATAAAATGCTGGTAATTGCCCGTCTAGTTTTCCACTATCCGCAGCCTTGAAGGTGTCTTTTCCCGCCACGAATGAAGCAAGGGTGTTATCTGTTACACTTAGATCGCTTTGAGGCCGTGCCTGTAGTTCTATTTGATTGATAACATCCTGTACGATCTCATCATAGGTATATACTGCCATAACTTTTAATTTTAGATTGATCTCTACCCGGTTCTTTGTGATTTTTACATCAAATCCATCTTCTATGTAGGTCTGAAATCCTAGTCCGTTATACATAAAATGCCGCAATCCCGGCTTAGCTAATAACCGATTTAATGCGCTGATTTTAGTAGTCATTTCGGCCTTGCTTGCGTAGATGCCATTGACTTTAACATTTAATTCCTGCGGGTTTCTATATACGCTTATATGGTTTGTTTTGAAGGTGGTTTGCTTGCTCGCCTTTAACGTGCTGATCTCGTTTAAAACCGTGCTTTCTACCAATAACCCAAACTGCGTAAAAAAGTCGTAGCCGTCAATCCTTATAGATCCCGTTCCTGATGTGGTTGGAAGCCCCCCTGAAAGATCCGGGTTTAACTCCTGGAATTTTATTTTTAAAGTCCTGCCTCCTTTATAACTCTTAAGGGTACTTAATTGATCCAGTTTAACCTCATAGTTGCCGTATTGGGTCTCTAAGGTGTTCGTTGTTGTGATCGCTTTTAAAGTTTCTGTAGCAGTCTTAAAATCGATCCCCAAGCGCTCATCAAATAAACAGTCAAGGGTAATTTCACGCCTGCCAAAGAATATTTCAGAAGCACTTAACAAAGGCTCTACATAATCACCCCAATCGTAAGCGGTTTCCCCTTCCCGTTTTGGCATATCCAATACCCCGGAAATAAACTGAGGCACTAAACCTAAATCTTTAAAATCTATGTTATTGTATTTCATTATCAATATCTTCCTTTATAATTAGCCAACCACTTAAAGCCATCATATATAAAAGTCCAGCAATCACCGGGTTCTATACCTACGCTGTTTTCTTGATTGAGCCTGAATAGCCTGATATTATCTGGGGCTTTAACGATAACAAGGCCACTGTTGCGTCTAACTTCTATTTTTCTTCCTGTAGATGGGTTGATTGGTAGCTTCAAGTTTAAAGTTGCTGAATTATCACAAGAAAGAAATTCATCATAAATGCTACATTGGTAAGATGTGATGTTTGGGACAACGGTTATCCCTACGTTTCTGCCAAATGATTGAAGGCTCCAGAACACCCCTCCAAAGGCAGGTGATCCGTTATATTCAACCTTGTTTGTAACCCTTCCCACCACCCCTGCAATAAAATTACTGAATAAAAACAACGCACTAGATAAAAGCTTTCCTGATCCTATGGAAACTATCGCACCAACACCTCTTGATTTAGCAGATGCTAACTGACTATAATTCCCTGGCACTTCCTGCGTATCAATACCCGGAAAATCTGCCGTAATGCCATTACTTGAAAGTGTGGCGCTTGCAGGTTCCTGAAAGGAATCCCCTGATCTTGATGCTGAAATGTTCCCATTTTGGGAATCTAGTAAGATAATCTGCTTATAGGTTCTTAAGCCTGCATTTCCATAAATCTCTACTGGAGAAACAAGTTTTATAATACCATCCGTTCCGTTGAGTTGCGCCCTGGGTTCTACCTCTGTTTCATCTGTGGATTCATAAACTGCCTGAGATACTATTTGCCCGTTCTGAATGATCCAGTTCCCGATATTAGCATTTTCTGCTAGTATGGTTTGAGTTGCGATAATATCAAAACTATCTCCTATTAATTGCCAGTTAGCCTGAATGAATTCCCCTCGTGTATGGTCGGCTCCTAAGAAATAATACCAGAACTTTTTACCTGTTTGATCCAGCAAATAAACGTAATCGATCCGGTTCTGATTGTTGTGGTAGTATTCCGTTGGGCTGAATTCACCCATATTAACAAAGACCGCCTGTTTAAATTCTATGTTGTTAAACACCCGGTTAAATTGCTCATTCCAATACCTTGTATTCTGATAGATGTTATTTCTTATATCCCTTGTGTCATTCATCACTTGGGAGAAATAAGACATCGTAACCTGATTCCCTACATCGATCCCGTAATCAAATTCATTGTTTAATTTTTGGGTTAAGGAAAGTATGCGGGTTTGAAATTCAACGCCAAAATCCTCATCTTTAATCGTAACAATATCCCCTATGTTTATATCGATATTAGCCCGCCTTAGTTCGGGGTGGTTTGGGGTAATCTTATAAATCACATTAGGCTGTGAGAATTTCTCAATATACTCGGTTGCTTTTTCCAGTAGTTCAACCTCTGCATTATCGATATACGTCTGAGGCATTTTGATGTTAACGAATACATATTTATCCCCTACCCTTGGCCTCATATACTCATTAGGTAAGCTTAAATCGGTATCATCGGTATAGTATAATAACTCAACGGTTTTGGTACTGTGGTTGTAACTCCCTATTTCAAATTCACGCCCTGCAAGATCCCCTGTGTTGAAAATAACCTTGGCTTTCATACCTCCCATTAATTGGGAATTGATATTGAAATCTATCCCGGTATCACTAAAGGTGGCTAAAGAATTAGAGGCTGCAACCTGACCTTTAAACCTTGGGTAAACATCCTCAAAGGTTACGGAGCGCTCAATAGTTCCAAATATATTTACATTGTTTTCAATCTTCGGGATTTTTAACCGTTGGCTACCATATTCATTGGTTATGTTCCTGCGGCTTCCGTACGGGTAAAGCACCGTTAATAGTTCTGCATTTTGCAGGGTTTGGCGCTCTATTTCCCTGAGTTCTTTTTTATACCTGAAAACCAAATCGGTTTCTTTTCCTATCTTTTTACGGAAAGTAACCATCTTACCTTTTACGGTGAATTCACACTCAAATTCCTGTGCCATTCGTTGCAGGGATGCAAGGCAGTTTTCATTGTTGAAACTCACGTTTTTAGATTCCGTTTCCTCTACATAATCCGCATAATACAACCCATCGGTATAAACCCTGTTAAGATTGGATAGGATCAAAGAAACCATATCTATGGCATTTCCAAATAAAAAGAATTCAGCCTCATCATCTAGCATCACCTGAACGTTCTTTAAGATGTATTGGTCACTCTTGAACTGTAAGTTGTAAGTGAACGTGTTTTGGCTCTTCTTGACGTTGGGTTCATCTAAAATCTGATAAACTGAATCCTTAAATTCTATGTAATCCCCTATCTGGATGTCAAGTTTTTGCCCTTCATTAGTGAAACGGCATAAAACAAGATCCTCCCCGGAAATACTTTGCTTTAGTTCGGTTTGATTGTCTATTTCTAAATCGTGTAGGATTGTTTTAACCCCTAGTATGTTTCTGTATATTATCATTTATCCTTGTGCTTCAAATTCCAAGATTCCACGTTCAACCGTTGCCATTCTACTGTCCACACTAACCATTGTACGGTCTATGTTTATCAAATACCCTGTGTTGATTGTTATTTGTGCTAAATATTGCATTGACTGTACGTTAATATTCAATCCCTCCCTTACATCGATTCTAAGGGCGTTTAAATAGCCCGCCAATAGATTTGCGGTATCTTCTGTTATATTTGTAATTGCACCGCTTAAACCCTCTCTGCTTGACTGATCCTGTCCGAAAACATCAAAACCTGCATTTTGAGCAATATCCCTGGCATCTGCTAAAGCCTGGTTAAACTCTTCGGTTAATACCTGACTTTCATCAAAGAACCTTGCAAAATCATCAACCCACGTTCTATCCCCTCCAACGTCAAAGGATTCTGTCATTTGTTCCTGTAGTTTCTTAAATTGCTCTGCGAATATTTGGTCGAAAATCATTTGCGCCAAAACATCCTGCAAGACCTGAGAAATAGTATCTCCCATTGCTACTGCTGCATCTTCCCCGCTTTGGAACGCATCAACTAAGGCATTTCTAAGGTTATCCCCTAAACTCCCTGCAAGGGTGTCTACCACCTCTGCGATTTGCTCTTTTGCGGCTCTTATTTGTTCCGTCCAAGCAAGGGCATCTTCTAATAAGATTGCGGTTGCTTCATTCACAAGTTCCTGACCTACTAAAGTCCGTGCTAATTCCTCGTTTAAACTCGCAACCCCATCTTCACTCATTTGTATTAATTCAGGATATTCGCCAAGTAAAGAAGTGAACGTGTCCTCCCTGCTTTGCCCTCCGAAAATCCCGGCAATAGCGCCACCAATCGCACCGATAGCGCCACCTATTATAGTTCCAATTACAGGAACTACAGATCCTATTGCTGCTCCAAGTGCTGCACCTGACCCCGCACCGCTTAAAACACTATTCCAATCTACTGCGTTCCGTTGTCCTGCAACCGCCTGACCGTCTACTAAGGCTGCTAAGCTTTCCTGATAACTATCGTTTGCCTCTGCTAAGGCCGCTATTCCCTGCTCAATTTGGTTTATGTAATCGGTTGTAAATACGTTATCTGAGGCGCTTTCCGTTGTTCTTAATTGCTCATTTAATAAGCGGTTGTATTCTTTTTGTTGTGCAATTACAGAATTGTAGTAATCGGTTTCAGCGTTCTTTCTCCTGGCAGCTGAGGAAATCATCATATCAGCCAATCCGATAGCTGCACTGATCCCGGTCATCAACTTTTCATCACTAGTGGCACTTCCGTCTATTATCTTAAATATCCCTTCTAATACTGCTCCGACATTTCTAAGGCCATCGATTAAATCGGCCATATCATCAGCGCCTAAATCTCTAAGGCTGCCTGATATTTGGCTTAAATCTTCGGTTATGTTGGTAATATGTTTCTGCCAAATAACTGCATTGGCATCGGCAATTTTACCTAATATTTCTTTTTCTTTATCAGATCCCTTTTCAGTTTCATTTAATCGATCTTTCCAATAAGTAACATAATCCCGTAAACTTTGGAACGTCATTTCAGATAACGCCCTATGAACATCGTTGTATAGTTCCTCTTCTTTGTCCGTTCCATCTTGTGCGGCTTTTAGGCGCTCCCTCCACATCTTTAACGGGGCTTCAAATTGTCCTCTGTCCTCTTTGCTTGCTGCATCAAATAACCGTGTTAAACGTGCTATTTCACGCTCTATGTAATCAATAGATGTATCATTAATCTTTACATCTAAAATAATAGGTGCGGTTTCTAAGCTGCTTACGTTTGTTGCTGTTACCCTGTTTAGGTTTAGCCCGCTTGCTTGTGCTGCAACCGCTATGGCTTGCTGACGTGCTGCGGAAGTAGTTTCTTTTAATTGGTTTTGCAGGAACTCCCCGAAATTCTCACCCATTTTTAACAGGCTTTCAAACTGCTCCCTAGCGGCTTTCTCTCCTATTTGTTTGCTGACTATTAAATAGGTTTCATATTGCTCCTGACGGTCTTTTAAAGACTTCTCGTATGCTTCGGGGTCTAAATCAGGAGTGCCACCTCCGCCTGTATTTAATAACCTGAATTTCTTTTGAGCGTATGCTTCTATCTCTTCTAGTTCGTTATCCAAAAAAGGCTTAAGTGATTCAATTGTTTTAGCTTGATCTATAGTCTTAAACTGATCCGTTATCTTCCTACGTGATTCAATAGCCTCATCAACTTTATCAATTCCTGATCCTGTATAGTTGGCAAAGTCGGATTCTTTCATCGCCTTGCCTATAAGAATAATAGCCTCTTCCCTCTTCTTTAAATCCTGCAGGTCAAGTTGAGCCGCTTTCCTGTTATCGGATGCGGTTTCATTCCGTGTTGTTTGAGCGTCTTTTAATTCATCTTCAAGGCTTAATAGATCCCGTTGGTATTGTTTTAATAGCCTAAAATCTTCATTTGCAACTCCTTTAATTACCCTTCTTTCCTTGCCCTCTCCGTAAAAGGTATCAAAAGCTTTATCAACTTTCTTTAACTCCGCTTCCACTTCCTCAATAGAAGAATCATAACCAATTTTTAATTCAACGCCCTCTTTTTCTCCTATTAATATTAACCTATCTATTGTCTTTTGAAAGTTAACCTCTAAATCTTCTGAGTTCAATTCAATATTTGCAACGATCTCTTCTTTTTGCTTTAAATCGTTTGCCCTTACCTGTAATTTGTAACGCTCCCTGTAAGATTCATTCACTTTATCCAACACCCCTAAGAGTTGCTGAGTAGAAACTTTTTCTCCATCAATACCGCCTATGTGATCCGGGAAACTTTTTAATATTTTATCCCTTACTGTATTCCAATCCTCACTACCTTCAACAGTATCTTTTAAAGTGTTTTCAAGTCGTATTAATTCAAGGCGTTGTTTTTCATATCCTTTTTCAAGTGCATCACTATCTTCTAAAGCAGAATTAAGAAACTTAGCAACCCCGCTTGAAATCTCTAAGATTGAACTCCCTATATCGGCTGTGGTTGCTTTTATCTTATTCCCTAAAATAGCCCACTCATTGATATTAGAGCCTGCCATACGTTTAAAAGCATCCTCTGCACTTCCTGCACTATCCCCTAAAGCCTCTAAATCCTTTGCTGCTCCCTCAGCGTTCACACCTGTAACGCCTAAAATAGCGCTCATTGCTTCCATTCTACCCGTTAACTCTTTTAACTTGGTTTGAGATCCTCCTGCCTTATCGTAAATAGCCTGAAACGCATTTTGCAAGGTCATTGATTTAGCTGCTCCATCCCCTAAAACCTCTGATACCGATTCAATACCGGATCTGATCTGTGTCATAGCCTGAGCAGTTGGCACACCCTGCTTCGTCAAACTTGCTACAGCCGCTAAAAGTTCTTGATATGAGAACCCTGTGGCGGCTGCCAAAGGTGCGGCTTGTGATAGTGTAGAAGATAATTGTTCAAAGGTGGTTTTACCAAGTCGAACCGTTGTAAACATAGCATCAGCTACGGCATCGGCTTCTGATGCTTCGATCTTAAAAGCGTTTAATACCGTTGTGATTCCATCGGCTGCGGTTTCTGTGTTTGTTACCCCTGCGGTTGCGGCTTTACTTGCGGTTTCCAATAATCGCATTCCAGCTGCTCCATCATATCCCGCTGAAACGATTTGATAGTATGCCTTAGCTAATTTAGTCGGGCCATCTGGAGACATTTTAGATAATGCGAAAACCTCTGCGGAAATTCCCTTGAAATTTGCCTGGGTAGCTGCTGAAATGGTTTCCACTTCTTTCATTGCCTGCTCAAATTCCCGCATCATTTTAAATGCAGAAGAAGCTATGATAGCAAAAGCACTTACAGCGCCAAGTGCTAAGGCTGCAAATGGGTTTATCTTTGAGATCGTACCCGCTAAGCCTTGAACTATGCCTGTAGCTTCGTTTGCGCCTGTTTTTAAACCGTCATTATCCAGTCCGGTTGAGAAATATAAAGAGTTATCGCCACGTACAGCCATTGAATGAATTTTAACCGCAATTTACTAAGGGATAAGGGTGTATTGGGTTAAAATAGCCTTGGTTATGCGTAGTTGTAAGCGATTTATTTAGTATATTTATTGCTTATGTATGTTTTAAAATTCAGGCAGAACAAATCAAAATACTTCCCGGCTGCCTTGGCATTTGCGGAGGAACTTGGAGGCGCTTTGAATAACGGAATAGTCACTATTAAGATTGAAAACGTACTGCCCGCATACGCTCAAATAAGAACGCTGTTTAGTTTTATTCAGCATTGGTCTGGAACATCAGCAACCTATCAAAATAAGCCCGTACATCCCTATCAATTCCTCTTGCACGCTCATTGGATAGGTGACTGTTATGAAGATAGGTTAACCGATAATAACTGCGGGTATGGTTGGGAGTGTATAAAGATTGATAATCTGTTATATTCCATCGATTCCCCTTATTTCAAAACAAAGAAATACTGGTATCAATACGGGAAATGGAAAGGTTATAAATGGATTGTTGATAAAGAGAAAATCTACAAGATCCTGTTTGATTATGCAGAAAGTAAAGCTATAACCTCTTGTCCGTTCTTTGATGAAACCAAACTGCGGTTAAACGTGTTTAATTTACCGTCTTTTCTGATCCCGGATAACATTACCTTTGAGATCGTTTATAAGGATAAATGGATTGATGGGCAGTTGGTGAGTATGCCAGATAATATTAGGCATTTGACTATGCAAGTTAATGTTTTACGATTGAGCTAATAAGCCTAAGTACAGGTAAAAACAACTTATACAATTCCCTTTTAAATTTCAGAATAGCTAGCTTAAGATTCATAAACTGAGAATTAGCCTTGTGAGGGTGGTGCCTTAACATCATTCTATCTAATTGATCTAAAGTAGGTGTTTTCATAACTCTTTTATTTCTGTTATAGTCTCATATATTGGTGGGTCAATTAAAAGCGTTCTTCCGTCACCTAAACGGGGTTTAATAGCGGTTTCAACTTCTATTGAGTAACTACCAATTACCTTACCCCTTTGTTTTCTTTCAAAGGTTAAGGAGTATTTTTTAATCTCCATCTTCTAAGCTTATTGAGTTTATATGTATATTTTTAAACGCTGTTATCATACCTCCCTGTTTAAAGATTGGAATATTTTTAGGAGTTAACTCTATGCCGCTTAACTCCTTATCTACCATAAACAAACTAAATGCTTTCATAATTTCCTAGGTGTTAGATGTATAAAGATACGGAATTTCACCCATATTCACCTATTATTTATTTTCATATCTTGGTAAGCTAAATTCCAATTATGAAAAAATTAATTTTATTCCTTCCGATTTTACTTATTGCCTGCTCTGCAGAAGATGAAACACCAACGATTGAAGTAGATATTAAAACCCTTACATCTTTTCAAACCCCCTTTATTGAATTTGGAGCAACAAAAGAGGAAATGGAAGTATTTGAAAAAGGTAGTTTATATAGCGTTGGAACTATTTTAAAGTACAAATCAAACGTTCCTGGCGTAATGGAAACCCAGTATATTTTTGAATCAAACGGGCTTAAAGAAACAAGGGTTATATTCTATGAGGGTAATTCTGATTTTATGCTTAAATGGTTAAAAGAAAAATACGGGGAACATAGGGAATTCCCCGGTATTGTTTCAGGTAAATGGTATTACTATGATTCTGAGGATGCTTATATAAAATATCAATTTGATACAGAATTTAATCAATCAGTCATTATTTACTCTTCTGAGCCTTACTCAGAATGGACTGAAAATCGTTAGGTTTATCATCATCTTTCTTCTTTTCCTTATCCCGTTCATATTTCGGAATAGAGGCATTTAAAAGTAAAAGGTTCTGCCAGCTTATCCCGTTCATCACCTCGTTAAAGGAATAGTTGTAATAGTGAGAAACAGAACCAACCAACTGAAACGGGTTTAACCTTTTTGGATCTTCGGTTTCCGCATCATCATCGGATTTGTCAGGCTTGCAATCTGGAAAGAGGTCAAAAAAAAATCAGTCTGCATTTTAAGACTTGCCTCGTGGAATATCTGAAAGATGTCTTTAGGGGTGCAATTCAGTTTAAAGAATTCTTCCCACCACTCAGGGTATTCTTCTTTTGAGGATGCCAGTACACAAATTACCTTTACCATCGTATCTATGTGGGGCAGGGCATCCTTTAATGTAACCTCCTGCATATCCTTTAAGTGATCGGGCAAATCCTGTAAATGGATCGCACAATAGGACAATGTTTGCAAGGTTGGGGGTTTGATGGTGAATACTACCTTTTTATCTTTATTAGGCATCATAGAGGATTCAATTACATCTATGGTGTAGGTAGTTGGTTTTTCTACTAGGGCGGTAAGGAGTTGTTTTTCTTTAGTCATTTGGCGTAGTGGTTAAAGAATTCTATTATATATTCAGATGAATTAATTTCACCTGTTTTTTGGTTTCCTTCCTCATCTTTAAGGGCGGTAAATTTAAATATAGATACTGTTTTGTTTGGGTAGTGGTCTTTGTTGAATTCTACACTTTTAATGCCGTTTTTAAGGGTTTCTGTAAGTCCTAATATATACAGTAACTCACCATAATATCTTTTATCCATTTCTTTATTTTTAAGTTTTGTTAATTCTATTAATTTAGTGCTACAACGCATCATATACTAATTGTTAGTTGCAATATTTTTTACTTAAATACAAGGTGTCGCCTACTTGGTAAGTTTCGTTAGTATATAAATACTGTGTTGCAAAATTAAAGTCAAGTTCAACCCTGTATTTGGTATTTCCTGTTTTATAAGCCTGTACTTCTGTAACAACTGTATATTCATTTATATGGTTGTGGCAAGAGGTAAAAAACAAAGCAACTAACACAAAATATAGTGTATAGCTTAATTTTTTGTTTAATCGTTTCATAATTTCTAGTTTATTTTTTTTAACTTTCTTATCTAATCTTTCAATTCTATCTTCAGGAGTATTACCAGGCTTTGAACAGGTGCAATTATGTTTTCCCATTGCAGCCGCTCCCATACATCCGGGAATAAATATCCTTTCTCCTTTGTGTTTTATGTAGTGGCAGTTCATTATATTGATATTATTTGCATACAACTACTTTCGTGAACTACTTTGTTTCTATGTTCACCATTCCCTAATGTTAAATACCTTCCATTAATAGCGGGTTCAGTATGAACACTCAAAACATTCCAATCAATTGAAATGCTTGCTTTTTCGTGCTTTGTCCTAACCTTGCTCCCTATTTTTAAATCCGTGTATTTCATTTTATTTCTTAGATTTGTATTGTTGTATTAAATACCCTATAAACCCACTAATATTTTCTTTGCCAAACAAAGCTTTAGATTGTTTGCGAGCCTTTTCCTGTTGCTCAGGTGAAAGGGTAATAGTTACTTTTTTTGTCTTTCCCATAAGCAAATATAGTAAATACTTTATACATATAAAAATAAAAACTTATAAAACACAAAAAACCCCACTAATTACAGCAGGGTTTAATGAAAAAAAACAAAAGAAATCTTACACTACTGCCTCAGCACCGATAATAAAAGGAGAGCCTTTTACACCTCCTGAAGTTTCCGGGGTATTAGCGGTTATGCTTACATCTACTGCAGGCAATCCGTTTTTAGTAATATTACCTTGAAGTCTTGCAGTTACTTTACCATAAGGGATCTTAAGGGAACCTGCCACATTATCAATAGGCTTACCTAGTATCTTAGCGGAAAGATAGATGTTAGGAATAGTTCCTGGCGCTAACCAGCTTCCTTCATCTTGTCCTGTGCTATTTACAGTTGGCAAAGCCCCGGATGGAGTTATTGATCCATCATCAAGGAAAGTGGTTACATTACCTACGCTTGCTATGAATTCTTCTGCTCCAATACTTCTACCATAAACTTTGTACCCGGTCGCTCCTGCAACTGATCCCCAGTTTACGTTCACACCACCTACTGAGGCAAGTGCTAAAGATGTTTCGGCAGATGCAAGGGTCTCACCTTCTGCGTTTATAGCACTCACTCTGTAGTAGTACGTTGCAGCTGCAAGTGTTCCTGTTCCTGCGGTAAAAGCTGCGTTTACAGGAGATGCTAGTGCAGCGCCTCCTACTGATCCACCGGCAAGCATCACCATTTGATCCGGTGCTACCCCGTAAAGTCGTACACTTACTGTTGTTGGTGAAGCGGTATCTGATAACGTGATATACGCATCATCGGCCTCTGTCGGGATAGTTGTTTCATTCCCTGTTGAGCCTTCCACGTTTAAGCTGTTGACCTCAATATCCTGGAACTCTGTAAGAGTAGTTCCCATCACACCATCACCTGGTGCGCCTAAAAGAAGTTTATCAACGCCTAAAATGTTATTTGTTTTAGCCATTATTAAAAGGTTTTTTTATAGCCTTAGCTATATTGTTTGAAATGTTAATCTTAAATTATAGTAACTCATCCCGTCCCTGTCCTCATCATTAAAAACACCCTTGTCATCATCTACCTGAAAATGATAGCTTTGATTGTTGTGTGTTATGGTTGAATCTTCCAGTAACTCCGATATAAGAGGTACTACTTGTTTGAATCTTGAAAGGTTATGCCGTCCTCCTGCTAATTGGGTTGTGTGTATGTTTACATTGCAATACCCGCTTTGCACGTACTTATTAGGGTTGGTAAGCATATTAACGCTTATAAACTCCCCTTGTGCGGTTTTAGATGGATTCCCTATGTATAGCTCCGGGATTTCATTTGTTACCGTTGGAACGTTTATAAGGAGGTATAAGGCCTCTAATATGTTAAAGCTTAATTGCACCTAGTAAGTCTTTTATTTGTGAGGATTCAGGAGCGCTTCCCGTAATTACATCATATCCCTTGGCTTCTACTGCGGCTGCGTAATTCATTCCCGCAACCCCTATTAAAACCAATCCTTTAGGATATTCACTAGCTACTTCCATAGCGGCTTCCTGTGCTTTGGATTTACCTATCTGTTTCGCACCGGGAAAAGCGGATTTAACCGTTCTTCCATCCTTTAGGATTATATAACCCACGGAACTTCTTAGGTTTCCGGTCTGGTCTTTATAATTCCCTGTGGAGCGTGCCTTATTGATAAATAACTCCCCTTCATATTGCAGCGCCTCGATATATTTTTGCTCCACGTTGTTAATACGTTCCTGTAACTGATCTTTGATCTGTCTTAGGTTGAACATTGCACTTAGTCCGGTTAATCTAGCCATATCTCACAATGTATTTGATAGTTCCAGGCGGTTGAAATGCCTATAGTCCTACCGTTAATAATCATTGTTTGACCGTCTAAAGCGTGCGCATCTTCCTTTAGTAAATCGATTAAGGGACAATAGAACTTAGCGGAATAATCTAAACTTTTATTATTCGCATTAGGTTCATATCTTCCTTTAACATCTAAGGTTGTTATAACCTCTTCCGGGAATGGCTCGCCTACCAAAGTCTTAACTTTAATAGTTGCGGAGTGTGGGTAGCGTATCACAGTTTTACACGTCTTATAAGAGGCTCACCACCATCATAGCGGGGATCATTATATTTCTTATAAATCCTGTTTGCGGCTGCTTTCAAAGAACTTGGTGAATACTTAATCGATAAAGAACCCTCTGAAAAATCAGGCATTAAAAGGATGTGATAATACAAATCAGCGGTAACCAATTCTATCACCTCACCACCATTATAAGAGGCAGCACCATCCAGGTTGCGTGCCTCCATAATAGCGTTTTTAATACCCTGAGTTATCTCAGGAACTAATTCATTTAAGAACTCAGCGTTTGTCATTTATTATGCTTCTACTGTTGCGGTATCTAACAAAAAGATCTCATCAACATTGTTGATAACAGGCATAACCAACCCTTGGGATTCAGTAAATTCTCTAAGTGGAGAACCCTCTCTGTATTTGGTTAGCATTAACCAAGCTTCTGGATAAGAATAAACCTTACCTTCAACTACAGCTTCTTTCTCTGCAAGGTCTGACCATACAAGATCCCCTACATTGTCAAATGAGGTAAAGAAAGATACCTGCCCGGCTGCCCAAGCTTTTACGCTTGTGATCGCTCCGTCTTTTTCAACTTTGAAAGATCTGTTTTCAATCGTTAACCTTAGTCCAAAATCAGCAAGTAAGAACTCACCAACTCTTTCAGGGTTCAAGCTTCCAACACCTCCAAAAGCTGCGTAGTAATCTCTTACCTGTGTAGATTTTTTAAAGTTGTTGAACGTGGCCTGATCCATAACGATAGAACCAAGGGTAACACCTTCATTTAAAGCGGCTGTTACTTTAGCCTCAATATCATCTATTGGGGTAGAAGTAGCGGCTGTACTCCAAAGAACTGGAACACCGGATTTATTAGCGGCAGGAATACCGAAATCAACACGGATAGATCTACCTGTGTTAATATCATCTCCTATTTCAGTAACACCTGTGGAAAGTGCCTGACGGAACATAAACTCTACTTTCTCCTGTGATCCAATAGCACACGCATTGTAATCATCAAAGATTTTAGAGGCAAGCAAGGCTTCTGGTTTCCCGGTAGCTGCTAAAACCTGTAGTTCTTTTAACTGACGTTCTCCCAGGTATTTCTTCATACCAAGCTTAGGGATTTCTCCGCTGTAAGACTTGATGGATGCTCTGCTCTTTAGGGGCAAATCAGAATCCATAGTAACCACATCAGCAGTTACATTTTGAGAGGTTCCTGAGATAGAACTAAAATTCATATCAGATGAAAAAGAAGGTCTTAGTTTGGATTTAAACCAATAGTCTGCGGCCTCTGCTTTTTCGTTGATCTTAGAGTTGACCGTTCCCAGCCATTTCTCTGCTATTTCTTTATATAAACTTTCCATTTCCTTAGTCGATTATAGCATAAGCGATTCTATCTCCAAGAGCCGTTTTAGTGGCTGCGTTGATAGGATATGCAAGTTGAACTTCATTTACTGTACCCCTCGACATAATAGATGCCTGTGGTTTTGATGTTAGCGTAGAAACGCTAAGAACACCGATTGCCACAGCACCAACAGGAATAGATCCGTCTACTGGTTGTGGTACATACTCTCCCGCTGCGTTCTTTAGTATTACGTGGCCTGCCGTGATTGTAGTCGGGGCAAAACCTGTAACATCTAAAGTTCTCCCACCTCTGACAGTTTCAATTATCTTATCGATAATCACATTGTCTTTGGAAGTGTCAACGGTTACACCTTGATTGATAAGGTTTTGTGTTGCCATTTTTTAAATGTATTTATTAAATTCTTCTACCTCCTGTTTGGAAGGCTCGTTTTTTGTCTCCGGCTTCTTAGGAAAGGGTAATTTAGTTCCGGCTGGCTTAGCTATCGTTCCAAAATCCGTTTCAAATTGCTTTTTAACGGTTTCAAATTGGGCTTCAAGATCCTCTTCCAGATTAAATTCCTTTGCGTAAATAGCAGGAATACCTTTAGATTTCAAGTCTTCGGTTAGTCGGGTTAGCTTTTGGGCTTGGGTTTCCTTTACCTTTTCAGCTTCCTGCTGTGCCATTTTCTCTTTAAGAGCGTTAAACTCCTTTAAGATTAATTTTAATGCAGGATCATCCGTTTTCACTTCTTCCTCTTCCTCTTGCTCCTTGGCCTTAAAATCAAACTTAGACTTTAGGTTCTCTTCTCTGGTATTAGCGGCTTTTGCAAGTCGTTTATCATACTCAGATTGAATCCCTTTAAGTTTCAGCGCTTCATCTAAAGTGGCTGGAGTTGTGATGTCATTTAAGCCATCTAATTGCTCAGGTTCTATCCCAAACGCTTTAAGCCCCTCTGCTGTATCTTTGTCTTGAAGAGCCAGCTTAAGTTTCTTAATAAATTCTTCCATTATTTTTTAATATTGGTATAAGGTCAAATATACCCCCTTGTAATCGGGTTTTAATGGATTTAAGGCGGTTGTATGCGTAGTTGCTATTGGTTTATAGCACTACTAACGGTTTGGAGTGTAGAAAGGTTGTAAATAAAAAAACCACCCGGTTAGAGTGGTTGATATTAAAACTTTGAAATAACTTAATCCCCCTGATTAAACTTAGCCAGATCATTGTTTACCGTGTGCTGCCCTAAACAAAAAGCCTCTGCGATTTCTATCACAGCACACTTGGAACTTAACCCGGATTGTTTTTTAAGCAGGAATAGCAGCCCTACATTCTTAACCCGTTTCTCTAATAGTGTTTTACTTCGATTCACTTAAATAGCGTGTTATCCTATCCTCTGAGATATAAAGATAGTAGTTAGACAAATCATTTATAAGCACGTTTAACGGGGCTTTATGGTTTTCGATATACCAATTAATGAATTGGCGTTTTTCATCCTTTAGATCACGCCCTACTTCCTCCTGGAATCGTTTTCGGGTTTGTTCCACGGTTTCTAATGCTATTTCTGTGATGCTTTTCATAGTGGGGGTTATGAGGTTAAATAGTATAGTGGTATTCCTGAAATCATTATTAAGCAGCCGCAAGTGAATAAGAATTTATATATTTCAGTAATCATATCCCTGCTTTTATCGCAAATCCCTCTTTAGTATTTTTGAAATTATCTTTTAGAAAATACGGTTTATTTTTATACCCCTTCAACGTTTCAGCATTAGCATTTAAATAATCTAACGCATTCTTAGGTACTGATTTAATCAAATGCCTGTTATCGATCTCACCCCCTCCTAAGTATTCCTTAAACTTATCCCTTGGGAGTAATAAGGATTCCGTAAAGCATAAACAATTCGGATGCCAGCCAACAAATAAGAAATTCTTAGGGTATGTTCCGGTTAATTCATCACAAATATCATATTCCGGATGGGCAGTGCTTAAACGTACTTTTTGCCCCATCACAAAAGGCATATCCTTACGCCTGTTAAAGTCATTGGTTCGGTATGCTATGTTGACCTCATTGCGGCTTAATCTAAGAGCGTTCTTATAACTTGACCTGTAAACCCCTTGCCCGGGGTGGTAGTCTTTGGCTGGGTTGCTTAGGATCAGTTTACCATCTGCATTTCGTACCCTTCTAAACTGCCTGTTAGGTTCTTTTAAATAACCTTTTAAATCCCGTGCCATATCCGCTGCGGGTCTGCCGTTGAATATACCTTGCTCTAATACGTTTTCCAATTGGTCTTTGGTTTGTCCTGTGATGTTCCAAACCCTATCGGATAGATTAAGACCGGCTGTTTTGCGTGCTATAAATGAAGCAGCTGCATTTGGATTGTTTGCTAAGATCTTGTTTAACTGTGAATCCTTAACATCCATTCCTTTGAGATACCTCTTAGCAAGGTCATCATTGCAGGTATTGGATATGGAAAAGGAGTTGTTGATTTGATTGGTTAGCGTGTTTTCCAGATCACTGTTAAAGCTTAGCATCACTTTTTCAAGTTGCGCCTTTTGCATCTTTGTGGCAGCGCCTTTTTGATTCCTGAACAAACTACCTAACTCCTTTGAGTACTCCCCATACAATCGGTCTAAATGCCATTCCTGAGCAGATAGTAAAGAGAGTAAGCGGTTTTCGCAGTTGTTGTTAGGCAT